ATTTGACGCAAAACATTTCACCGCAAGAAAAAAGCCCCATCCCCCAAACAACAGGGGGGCTTAGGCGTAGTGCCTTATAAATAAAGGGTTTCAGGCGTGCCTATAAAGGCTTATCTCCACGCCTAGAATTGCAGGAGATGTGGGCTGGCAGTAAAGGTGATTGGGGATTTCCAGGTTCAATATGATCTGCGCTTATCTGACTGCGATCAGTAAATTCTTGTTTGCAGATATGGCAATGGGTGGCTGTTGCTCTTATGAATGCCCTGTGTTTTCTATAGGCAGGGTTGTTATAAAGCCCCTGCTTCTTTTGTAAATGTTCAGCGCAATAGCTTCCTAGTTTTGTTAGCGTTCCGCACTTGATGCAAGGTTTCGGGAAATAGTTTGGCATTAGATTTCTTCCCCATCGTTGAAGATTGGGGCTTCGGGTTGGAATCCTAGCGTAGTTGTTTCGGTGCTGCTTAGGATGCTTGAATCTTTCTGCAAGGGTTTATCTGCAGTATGTTTGTGGGTTCTTCGCCACGATTTTGCTAGGGCTACTTGATCGGGTAAGTCTGATTCAAATTCAGCACCGCAGGAACATACTTCACGAATCATTCTAAAACCCGAATAAATCTTATCTGGCTTTTCTTGAAGTTGCTTAGCGGTTCAATAACAGTTGTGTGGTATTCCCTGTTGGCGTTGATTATCAAGTCATTTCCTAGATAAATGGCTGTGTGATAAAAGTCTGTTCTACCTTTATAGGCAAAGGCTACAATGTCTCCGACTTGCGGTTTGCTTACTCTAAACCCGATGTGGGCTTGCTTGTCTGCGCTATGCGGTAAAGTGATGCCTATTTGCTTGTATGTCCATCGCACCATTCCAGAGCAATCCCATCCTTTGGGCGTTGATCCTGAAAAGACATAGCTAGTCTTGTTGGCTTTAGTTGTTAGGTATTTGACTACTTTAGGAAGCCTGTTTTTCTTATAGGTTTGAATAAAATCTACTTTGATTTTCTGACTGGCTTCTTTAGATAAAGCAACTTCTGCAGTTACTGATTCGTTGCTGCTTAGGTTGAATGCTAAGAAAATTATTGTGGCAATCACTAGCTTCTTCATTTTGGGTCTTTCCCCCATCCTGTTCCATTGAACCAAGTTGGCGGGGCAACATAGATTCTTATTTTAGGTTGATCGCATTGAGAGCAGATAACAGGCTTTTCTTGTTCATTGATTGCCCGTTCAACATAAGTTCTTAGGGGCGGTTTATGATTTCCGCATTCGTAAGTGTAAGTTGGCATTTTGTCCTTCCTTGCCTAAAGTTTCCAAACAGTTCCCGTAAAGTCTTTATTCTTTTCTAAGGCAAAACATACTAAGCCTGGCTGGCTGTCTTCACCTGCTGTTGTTCGCCACCAGTTACTTCCGTTGTCTAAGGTGCTGGCTTGAACCCAGAATCGTGAAGTTCCGCGTGGCGTGCTTCCTAATTCAAGAACTCTAAGGTGATGGAAATGTCCTGATACGCCTATTGTGGCAGCGTGAATCGGTTGCTTTCCGAATGCTTGTTGTCTCCACCAAGTTGGGACTTGATCTGGTCTAGGGGATTGATGCCCGTGCCATAATCCAAGAATGTGGAAGGAATCTTGAAATACATCGTAGGCAAGGGATTCGTCATTCGGGGCAGGTTCATAGAAAGTTATGGGCAATCCAACTTCTTTAGATAATCTGGCTAAGGTTCTTCCTATGTGGATGCCCCAGTCATCCGTTGTCTTTCCCACGCGTTGTTTATTTATTCTCCATTGGCAATGATTGCTTCCAACAGTCAAATAAGTTATTGGGGCGTGCTTGCTAATCTGCTTTAGCGTTTCCCAAGCTAGGGATGTGGCTAAATCCACCTGTTGCATAAGGCTTAGATCATTAGTTTGAATTTGATGCAAATCGGCTGCATTGCTAAAGTTTTCTATCGTATCGCCAACATCGCAGAAAATAATCTTTTCAGGTTTGATTTCTTTGATTTTATTTAGAATCTTTACTTGCGTTTCTGCTACGCGATGGATTAGGGCTTCAACTCCGCCCCTGTGATCCACTTTTCCGACCTGTAAATCTGACCAAAGAATTACTAAAGCTTTGGCTGATTGAACAGGCTTAGGGGATGCAGGCTTTGTCTTTTTTGCTAAAGAATAGAGCAAAGGCAAATCAATGTTTGCGCCCTTCTTACGCCATCTAATTCTTACTGCAGTATGCCAAGCAGGTTCAAGCGGAAAAGGGCGAGCAACTTGCCACCTGCTTATTCTAGGCTCACCAATGATTTCAATTTCTTCAGGATTGATTCCCGCATCTCTAAGAAAGCCTTCAATGTCTAAAGGGTTATCGCCTTCTACAGCAGGAAGGGTGGCTTCCCCGCCTTGCCCGTCAAAAACTATTGAAGGATTCCAACCTTCAGGAACAGTTACTTTCGGGGCAGCTTTGCTTAGATCTTCCAACACGAACAAGTCTTTTCTCTATGATTTTTGATTGCAGAATCCGAAACAGTTATTTCCCGTTTAGCCAACTCATTGCTAAGCGTTTTTAGTGGCCATTCTGGATTCATTACAGCCTTTTCTAGAATGATTTGATCTTCTTTAGACATTGATTCTTTTATTGTTCTGACCCTGCAACTTGTGATGCGAACAGGCAACGATAAATCTTCAAGCATTATCTTTTCTCTAACTGCAAATCAAAGCTATCTGCTTTACCAGAATAGAGCAGTTTCTTTGCTAAATTGTGAGCAAGAAATTCAGTCATCGTATTTTGAGCAGCACAAACTAAAAGAAGATTGGCTAAATCTTCTTTGATGTCTTCAATATCACTTGACCAAGTAAGATTTGGATCACGCAGCAAATCAACTGCTTCCTGTATTTCTTTAGTCATCATTTAGAAGCCCCTTTATTTTAGTTAGCAGATACTTCAATTCAGAAGCCCTATGCCTGGAGAAAACATCGTCCCGTTTAGCCAAGTGCTTCAATTCAGCGTGGATCATAGCTTCAACAGTATGCAAACCATTTCTGAAACCTGTATTTCTTCCTGAATACCAATAATCGCGCATTGTTTTGTGGGCGAATCTTTCAAGAAATCTAATCAACATCTTCTTCACTTTCGTTTAGTGGATCACTATAAGCAATTTGGCTTGCATAAGCCACGATAACGCTTATAGCGGCTAAAGAAACTAGAACAAGGGCTAGGACACCTGCAAGAATAAAAATTATTTCAAGCATTAGTCAATGTCCATAACATCAGTTAGTTTTTCAAGGATTAGATCAAGGATTGCTTGTAGTTGAGCATTAGTGATTATCCCTTTAGATTCAAGTTCTATCAAGGCATCGGAAGTTCTTTCTGCTTCGCCTTTACGCCCTTCAAGCAAACCAGCTTTGAAATCTTTACTAAACCGATTGATTGCTTCAGTTCTAAAGCATTGGCATTCGCCTTCAACACATTTATTGCAGGTCATTCTTCGTCTTTCTTGAAACAGTTTTCTTCAATGAATTCGTGCAGTTCTTCAAAAGCTTCACCATATTGAACCATTGTATTAGCAACCTGCATTTTCCTGTAAATCTCTAGCAAATCCCAGACTTGTTGTTTAGTCATTTTCTTCACCTGCTTCCTTTACATCCGCCCAATCTCCCCAGTTGAAAGAGCCTGGAACTGCTTCGCCTTCGCACCTGCGAATTTGTTCCAACCCAATTTCTAGGGCTTGATCAGAATTTTCGGCTTCAACTTCAATCTGATGCAGTTCCGTTGATTCTAATCTGACTATATATTTTTTACTCATTTTGTTTGTCCTTCACAGATAATTTGTGTTTGCGTGCCTTTTAGATTCTGATACTCAATTTCATAGCAGTTTCTAGAAGATTCAATGGCTATCCAGAAGCCAATAATTACTAAGGTGATACTGATTAGAAGAAGCAGCAGATTTTTATTTACATAGAAATAGTCTTCTTGCCTATGTTTAGCCCTGCTCATTATCAGCCTTATCTCTCAATTCTTTCAATAGGATCTGGCATACATCCAAAGCAGACATAGCTTTGAATTTAGGGGATTCCAGAATGTTTTGAATTGAAGTAACAAATTCTAGGCGATTAGTTAGATCCTGCGCTTTACTAGCATCTCTGACGATGCCTTCCAAGACTTCTTGCATACTCATTATTTGATCTCCTTTGCTTCGCATTCGCAACTAAACTCCAAGTCGCAATCAGGGCAGAAAGCAAGGTGAGCCGAACTGTCGGTATGCTTCAAATCTAAGTGCTCGCATTCTTTTACAGCAGCTATTTGCCCCGTAGTCAGTTCTTGGATAAGCAAACCTAACTCATAACACTTACCTGAATGGTTTGAGCATCTGCCTTCTTGATCTGCTAAAGCATCAAAACAAATCTGCGCCTTGATACGCTCAATAATGCGTTCACGCTCTTTGCGACTGCCCTGTGCTTCCATAATGCGAGCCATAACAGCATCACGATTACGCATATCTTTTTTACTATAAAACCAAAATCCAAAACGGCCTTTGTTCCAGTTTTTCATTTGTTCTCTTCCTTGATAAGAGCAATAACTTGTTTCATACCACAACTGCAACAACCAATTTCATCAATCTGTGGTTCTAGTAGTTTGATGATGCGTTCTCGTTCTCTGCATTCGCCTTGCCTGCGATAAAACTCACGCGACTTATCGGCACTAGACATAGATTCAGCAACTTGATTAGCCAATCTGCGGGCTTCAGCGCAGTTATCGCACATCAACGATTCCCCCAAATCTGCTTACCAACCCAACCAATAAAGATAATCCCCAAGCCAACTAAAACCCAGTTGGCGAATAGATTGCCCTGATCCATCAATTCAATTAGATAAAAATAACCGAAGACGGATAACACGAAAAGAATACTTGTTTTCATCTTGCCCTGCTCATTCCCAAAGATTCTCTAACCTGGTCTATTGCAAACTGCCTGCGAACCTG